CGTGCCTTGGCTGGTGAGCGTCCTTCTGCTCCTGAATACACTCAGTTGCCAGAGTCAAAAGAAAACAAGTTTGTAAAAGCCGCAAACAAAATTCAAAAGTCACAAGAAGACCGGCGCAACATGGAGGCCACTACGAGTCGTGGGATGCCCGCCGTTGATAAAAGCGTTCCCTCGGCATCGTCACTTAAATATCAAGCTCCATCTGCTGAAGCGGTGGCAAGTTCTGAGAACCGCAAAAAAAATTACGGTATGTTTGACGCAATAAAGGACTACTACGCAAGCCCATCCTCAAAGGAAGGCGTTATGCGTAATCTTTCAAACACAGCGGCGGCTTTAACTCCAATGACTGGCGGAGCTTCAAAGGTTGCCACTGAGTTTGCAATGGGCAGAAATGCGGCAAAAGCTTCGCAAGGCGAAGGCAAGTTGAGTGCCGCAGGTCAGCGTTTAAAGAACATGGAAGAAGTGCGTAATGTGGCTATGCCCGGCAGAAAAGAAGCTGTAACGAATCCTATGGCTTGGGCTGGTGGGCCGAAAATGATGGAGAAAGTTTCCGCTCAAGAGGCTCAGGTTGTCCGTGCCGCTCAAGCCGCCGCCAAGAAGAAAGCCGCTCAAGACAAGAGGGATGCCAAAGACCCCTTAATGAATGCAAGACCGGGCGCAGACAAGGCAAAGCCAGCATCTAAAACGTCCAAGGCAAAGCCAAAATCCAAGTACGAGACAGACGAGGCAATGGATATTTCTTTTGGCTACAAAAAAGGCGGCTCAGTGAAAAAGTTTGCCAAAGGCGGTTCTGTAAGTTCAGCGTCCAGTCGTGCAGATGGTTGTGCTATTCGTGGCAAGACCAAAGGCATGATCTCCAAGATGAAGTCTGGCGGTATGTACGGAGGCAAAGGTGCTTGCTAGTCGTGGAATGGGGGCAATAGCCCCCTCCAAGATGCCTGTAGCCAAGCGTAAAGCTCGGCGGGATGACACTGCGTTTAAACAGTTCAAAGAGGGTGGAGGTGTAAACGCCGCAGGTAATTACACCAAGCCCAGCTTGCGCAAACGGATTGTTTCTCAAGTCAAGGCGGCGGCAACCCAAGGCACTGGGGCTGGTCAATGGTCAGCCCGTAAAGCACAGCTTGTTGCCAAGAAGTACAAAGCCGCTGGCGGGGGATACAAAGATTGAAAGCGCCACAAAAGTCTTTGAAAGACTGGGGCGACCAGAAATGGCGAACCAAGTCAGGAAAGCCTTCGTCAAAAACAGGCGAACGCTATCTGCCAGAGGCGGCAATCAAATCATTGTCAGCGTCAGAGTATGCCGCTACAACCCGTGCAAAGAGGGCGGGAAAGAAGGCGGGGAAACAATTTGTTGCCCAGCCAAAGAGTATTGCAAAGAAAACAGCGGGATTTAGATAATGTCTACCACCAGCGGATCAGCATCGTTTAATCTTGACCTCGTCAATTTGATTGAAGAGGCGTATGAGCGTTGCGGTCAGGAAATGAAGACTGGCTATGACATGAGGACAGCTAGACGGTCGTTAAACATTATGACCATTGAGTGGGCAAACCGTGGCATCAACCTTTGGACAATTGAGCAAGGCTTCATACCCATTGTCACTGGACAGGCTTGCTACCCCATCCCCGTGGACACAATTGACCTCTTGGACACGGTAACCCGTACCGGAAACGGTACACCTCAACAGTCTGACATCAACATCACCCGCATCAGCGAATCGACCTACATGACGATTCCAAACAAGCTGGCGCAGGGCAGACCCATTCAGGTGTGGATCAACCGCCAATCAGGGCAGTCCAACGCCACCACAGCCACTTTAAACGGCACAATCTCTGCAACCGACACCACCATCACGGTAAACAACATTTACGAGTTGACGACCAATGGCTTTGTGTTGATTGACAACGAAACCATCTACTACCAATCTGTGGATGGGAATCAACTCATCAACTGCGCTCGTGGTCAAAACGGAACAACTGCCGCATCTCATTTGAGCGGGGCAAGCTTGACGGTTCAAAACCTACCAAACATCAATGTCTACCCAACAGGTGACGGCGGTGGCCCGTATATTTTTGCGTACTACCGCTTGCGCCGCATTCAAGATTCTGGCACTTCTGGTCAGGTGTACCAAGACATTCCATTTCGATTCATTCCCTGCATGGTGGCTGGCTTGGCCTTCTACCTGTCGCAAAAGATTCCTCAAGCCATGAATGTTCGTGACTTCTTGAAGAGTGAGTACGAGGAGCAGTGGTATCTTGCTTCGACAGAAGACCGAGACAAAGCTTCAGACAGATACGTTCCAAGGAATTTGTTCTATGCCTAATCCGTTTGCCTCTGGCAAGTATTCCATTGCGGAATGCGACCGTTGTGGTCAGCGGTATATGTTGAAACAGTTGAAGAAACTGACGATCAAAACCAAGATTGCAAATATCTTGGTTTGCCCAGAATGCTGGGAGCCGGATCAGCCTCAGTTGCAATTGGGTATGTATCCAGTAAACGACCCGCAAGGTGTCCGCAACCCAAGGCCAGACCTAAGCTACTACTCGTCAGGTTTAAACGGCTTGCAAGTCATTCCCGGCAACGGGACTGAGCAGTTGGCTGGCGGAAGTCCAGATGGTGGTAGCAGAGTTTTTCAGTGGGGCTGGAATCCTATTGGAGGGGCTAGGGCAAATGACAATGGGTTAACTCCCAATGATTTGATTGCCACAGCAAGTTTAAACAGCGTTACAGTACAGGTATAAGGAGAAACATCATGGCTGGATTTGACGGAGTTGCCAAAAAAGGCAAAACAGTCGGTAAACAACTTGGGATTGACGGCCCAAAGGTTCCTTCAATGGTGGGCGGCAAAGCCAAACACGGCGTTTCTGGCAAAGCCATGAAGGCTGTTGGTCGGAATATGGCTCGTGTAATGAACCAGAAGCGTTCTGGTCGTGGGGGCTGATATGGGATTCAGCAAAAAAATGATGGGCAAAGAGGTTGGCGATGCATCTGTGTATGCGCCTCCTCACACCATGAAAGGGAAGAGCATGAACATAAATCAGAAAAGCAAAGCCACAGACCCAAACACATTGTCTGCTGACAAGGTAAGCCCCCGTACCAGCGCCATGCGTGTGAGCTTGGGAAACCCCAATGCTGATGACATCAAGACCAGCGGCATTGAAGTCCGTGGTAGCGGTGCGGCAACCAAAGGTCGTATGGCTCGTGGGCCAATGGCGTAAGGGATAACCCGATGAACTACAGTCAGTTGGTCACTGCGATCAAAGGTTACACGGAGAACTCGTTCCCCGATACCTTGGGCATGACCTCGACCACTCAGGTCAACACATTCATCAGAAATGCAGAGATTCGCATCTACAACACGGTGCAGATGCCTCAGTTCAAAAAGAATGTGGAAGGCTCGCTTACCTCTGGTAAGCACTACCTGAGTGTGCCGCCTGATTTTCTGGCTGTTTATTCATTGGCAGTCTTTACTACCCCTGCGCTCGGCGTGATGAGTCCACAGCACTTCTTGTTACCCAAGGACGTAAGTTTTATTCGTGAGACTTATCCAGACCCGGCGTATGGCGCAGAGCCGCAGTATTACGCTTTGTTCGGCACTGACTCAAGCGCACCATTCAACAGCCCATTCAACCTTTCGCTGATTGTTGGCCCAAGCCCAGATGCGGACTACAAGGTTGAATTGCATTACTACTACTACCCAGAATCCATCACTACAGCATCTACTGGAACCTCTTGGCTCGGAGAAAATTTCGAGAGCGTTCTCATGTACGGATCACTCTTAGAGGCGTATACTTTTATGAAGGGTGAACCAGATGTAATTGCCCAGTATCAGAAACGATACGATGAAGCTTTGGCACAACTTAAGCGTCTGGGTGATGGCATGGATCGAAAAGATGCGTACCGCAACGGTCAAGCAAACAACCCAGTTAATTAACGGAGATTTTTATGGCAATCACTCAGTGCATCCCAACAAGCTTCAAAGTAGATATTTTGAGCGCCCAACAAAACTTCAGCTCTTTGAGTGGCGGCCCAAATGTGTACTACATGGCTTTGTATTTATCAACAGCAAGTCTTGGTACTGGCACAACAGCTTACACAAGTGCAGGTGAAGTTCCACCCGGAACGCCCGGATACACGGCAGGTGGACAGGCGCTATCAATTTCAACCCCGCCAACATCAGGCGGCACAACAGCCTTTATCTCGTTTTCAAACGTGACATGGGCGGCATCAACCATCACTGCTCGTGGCGCAATGATCTACAACTTCACTGCGGCTGGCAAGAATGCTGTGGCAATCTTTGACTTTGGCAGTGACAAGACTTCATCTTCAAGCGCATTCACAATCGTCTTTCCAACTGCCGATGCATCAAATGCCGTTCTTCGCATTGCCTAATAGGAGTGCCACATGGCTTTAATTCTTAATGATCGAGTATCAGAAACCACCGTAACCACTGGTACGGGTTCTTTTACTCTTGCCGGGGCTTTAACTGACTTTCAGTCGTTTAATTCTGGCATTGGTGTTGGCAACACAACCTACTATTCTTGTGTCAACCCAAACACAGGCGAATGGGAAGTTGGTATTGGCACGTTAAGCGGAACAACAACCCTTGTACGCACAACCATTCTTGACAACTACCTTGGCACTACAGCCGCAGTCAGTTTTACTGCCGGTACAAAATTAATTTTCTGTACTTACCCTGCGTCAAGGTCTGTCAACTTGGATGCCACTGGTGTATTGGCGTTGTACACCCAAGGTGCGGCGGCTGGCTCTGGAACTATTCTTCCGCAGTCAATTGCTCAGTTCTTGACCAATTTAAACAACTACACGCAATTTAGTTTGCAGAATTTAAATGCCGGAACATTGGCATCTGCCGACTTTGTGATCACCGCAGACAACGGTAATGACACCACCAATTACTCTGACATGGGTGTTGCCAGTAGCGGTCACAATGACCCAACCCACAGCGTGGTTCTTCCCAATGACGGTTACTACTACATCAATGGTGGCAACTTAATTATTGGTACGCAGACTGCCGCCAAGATCATCAAGTTCATTCAGGGTGGAACGCTCATTGCCAATGAGGTTGCCCGCTTTGCTCCAACCACAAATAATTTGTTGGTCGGTACAACGGTTGACACAACCTCAAAGATCAGGGCGAACGGTATTGTTGAGTCGATGACTGGCGGATTTAGATTCCCAGACAGTTCGGTTCAAACATCCGCCGCCTCCGCACCTAGAGCAATCACAGGCGGTTTAAACATTGGCTTGCAGACGTTGCCAACAATTGTGACGGCCTCCTTGTCCACTGCAAACGGTCAGTTCCAAGTTACCTACACAACAGCAACACCTCACTGCCTAGAAGCAATGCAGGTTGTAAAAATTGAGAATGCCAGCCCTTCGTCATACAACGGCTCATTTGCAATTCAATACATCAGCGCAACTCAGTTTGCTGTGACGTACGCAACCACTCCGGGTGTTTATGCTGGCTCCGCCACAGCCGTTGCTCACTACCCAGTGAACAGCCAATCATTCACATTTGCAGACGCTTTGGCAACAACCTCAAGCGTTATCAGTATTGCCCCAAGTGCATCTACCGCAAACAGTGCGCTTGGTGGCGATGAGTTGGAGATGGATGGCCTCAGTGTTGCCGGAAGTTGTACAACTAACGGGACGATCAACGTCTATGTTTACTCAAACGGGCCAATCGCTGGCATCCGAAATTTCAACTACACACTTTCTTAAAAGGAAAAATCATGGCAATTATTCAAACGGCGGCGGCATCTTCTGGTTCAGCAGTTGTCGATCCTACATTCCAAGCAGTTCGCTTCACTCAACGGCCTCCTGAAATTTTAGGCTCGTATCAATACGCAATTACCTCTGGCTCATTGACCGGGGTTGCCGCTGGCGCTTTGGTTTTTTCATTCCGCTTTAACCCAGCAGTCACAACCAATTTGTGCATGATTCGCCGAGTTGAACTTAATTTTGCAACCATCACTGCATTTGGTGCGGCTCAATCCTTGCAATACTCAATGCAGATTGCTCGTGCATTCACTGCTGTTGACTCTGGCGGTACATCTGGTGCGTTTACACAAGCCAACACCGGCAAGATGCGTACAGCAATGCCAACATCGCAGATGTCCTTAACTGGATCAAACATCCAGATTGCAACTGCTGGCGCAATGACTGCCGGTACTCGCACTTTGGATACTCAACCAATTTCTTTTGTCGCTGGCACTTCAAGCGCAATTGGTGCAACGCTAACACTTGCTCCCATCTACAACCATGTCCCCGGAGACTATCCTTTGATTTTGGGCTATCAGGAGGGCTTCATCATTAACAACGTCCAGACAATGGGTGCAACTGGCGTTATCAACTTGACGGTCAGTGTTGAGTGGATGGAGTTGTCTGCCACATCTGGCAACGTGATCGCCTTCTAATCAAACGAGGGGCTTGCCCCCTCGCCTTTTAAAAGGAAGACCATGTTTGGTTACGCCAGTTTTGCGGAAGTACCGTTTGCGTCATTTGGCAATGCAACGGAGAAGTCGTTCGTCTTCATCACAGGCGTATCAGCCGCCGCAATTCTTGGCCCTCTTTCTCTTGGCGCAAATGGACTTCAAGCAACGGCGCTGGTCAACAGCGTCATTGTTGCAATCCCAGTAAACGTCAACATTACCGGACTTTCGGCAACCGCTTTTGTGGGGGATGGCACGGCAACGGCAGGGGGCTTTGCGTTGGTCTGGGCCTTGGTAGATACAACTCAACATCCTTAAAGAGCGCCCATGACTACATACACGCAAAACCTTGGCATCAACCTCATAGGCACTGGTGAAGAAACCAATACTTGGGGCAGTATCACCAACGGCAATTTTTATTATGGCTTTGAGCAAGCCATCGTTGGCAGGGCTACAGTCACATTTGCTGATGCCGACATAACCCTGACCAAGAATGATGATGTCACATCCAACCAGACTTTCCGTGATTTGTATTTGTATTGCGTTGGCACAAATACGGCGGTAAGAACGCTGAACTTGCCAGCGGGAATTTTTAAAAACTACATCATTGAAAACAATACCAGCGGCAGTTTTAACTTGATTGTTCAGGTTACTGGCGGCGTGGGAACAAATCTTGTTGTCCCGTTTGGCAAGAGAGTTGTGGTGTATTTAAACGGCGCAGATGTTCTCCAGCAAGAGAACTACAAGCCAAATGGAATGACCTTGGGAGTGCCATTGGCTTTGGCTGATGGTGGTACAGGCACAACCACTGCCGCAGGTGTCAGGGCGGTTCTTGGGCTTGGTACAGGGGCGACAACCAATGTTGGCTCAATGGCTACCCAGAACTCCAACAACGTGGCAATCACAGGCGGCACAATCACTGGTATTACCGCCCTTGACACTGGAAGTGGTGGCACTGGCCTGTCGGCATATTTGGCTGGTGATTTGCTGTATTACACCTCTGGCAATACCCTGACAAGGCTTGCAATTGGGGCAAATAAAAGGATTCTGACTTCTTCTGGAAGCGCCCCTCAATGGGTTACCACGCTGGATACATCTCAGGGCGGCACAGGTATTTCTTCATACACCGCAGGTGATATTACATATTTCACTGGCGGAACATCTCTGACAAGGCTACCTCTCGGTATTGCCAACTCTGTGTTGACATCAAATGGGACAACTCCGCAATGGACATCTGTTTTGCCAATTGCATCTGGCGGAACAGGACTCACAACAGTTGGAGCCGCTGGCACTGCCTTTGTGTCAAATGGAACTGTTGCTGGATGGGTAACTCAGTATGTGTCTGTAAGTTTAATTATTGATGGCGGCGGCACAGCCATCCTCACTGGAATCAAGGGCGACCTGACAATTCCATTCAACTGTGTAATTGACCAATGGACACTGCTTGCAGACCAATCTGGCTCGATTGTGGTGGATGTTTGGAAGGATTCATATGCCAACTACCCACCAACGGTTTTGGATTCAATTACCAGCGCCTCACCACCAACAATATCATCCGCCACCAAAGCTCAAAGCTCTACCCTTACAAGCTGGACACCGGGCATCTCCGCAGGGGACACATTGAGATTTAATGTAAATTCAAACAGCGGCATTACCCGTGTCACTCTTTCTTTGCGTGTTTACAGAACATAAGGACTGTAAATAATGGCAACATATTATTGGTATAACGGCTCAGGCACTTGGGATAATTCTAGCGTTGCAAATTGGTCAACCAGCGCAACTAACCCTCGCTCTGCCGCTCCTGCTTCTGCGGCTCCCACATCTGTTGACGATGTGGTGTTTGATAATTTATCTGGTACTGGAACAATCAGTATTAATCTTCCTAGCTGTAATAATATTACAACTACCTCCGTAAGCTCAAGTCTTCTTTTTTCTTCTATTGCTGGGTCTACTTTTTATATAGATATTTATGGAAACACGGCTATTAATGCTGGCGCAACTACAAGTTCGGGTAATTTTGCTTATTTAATTTTTCGTGCAACAACAGCAGGAAAAACAATAACAGCTCCTTCAACATTTGCAATTTCTGACCTTCTGTTTGACGGCCCTGGTAGCGGATATTCAGTTAACTCAAACATACCAAATGCAAATTTGTTTATTTCTAACGGCACTGTTACCCTTGGTGCGGCACAAACAGCTTTAGGTAATGTTACGGTTGGCACTACTCTTATAACGGGCGCTTTCACGCACACTGTATACACTGTTTCTGTTGACAATGGTAGCGTATTAAATTTAACAAATACTACACTTAATCTTGTTGGCTTTACTGTAAGTTTTAGCGCTCTTGGCACTTCTACGGTCACAACCACCAATTCAACAATTAATTGCGGATCAGCCGCCTCCACCTTTACCGCAGATTTTTCTGGAGGAGGGCTTACATATAATGTTGTAAATATGGCGGCTACGCAGATGCGTCTGCTTGGGAATAGACAAAATACATTTTCAACTTTAACCGCAACCGGTTCAGCTAATATAGACTCTTATTTTAGCTCTGTAGCCGACCATACAATTACAAATTCTTTGACCATTCAAGGAAATTCAATTGCTCCATACAGGCTTTTTGTGCGTCCAGAAGGACGATCTCCCACTCCGTTTGCCCCCACCCCTCTCATCTTTAACCTTTCTGGGGCTGGCGCAAAAACACTTAAATGGGCTGATTTTCAAGATGTAACTATGAACATCACGGGCGGCGCAGGATTGTCAATTACTTCAGTCGGTGATTGCCTTGGTAATACAGGTATTACCTTTACAACAGCAGTGACACGTTTTGCCGTGTCGGGCGGTGTTTCAAAAAATTTCTCAAGCACCACTTTATGGTCAGCAAGCTCTGGAGGAGCAACAGGCGCAACAGTTCCATTGCCCCAAGATGCGGTTATCTTTGATTCAAATGCAAATGCAGAAGTTGTTTTTGATATGCCAAGAATTGGCAAAGATGTAACATTCAATACTGGCGTGGGATTTTCTGCAAATATATTTGGTATTTCGTATGCTTATATTTTTGGAACCCCAAACTCAGAAGCCCTTAATAAGTTGGCTTCTGTTTATCTTGAATCAAGATCATCAATTTTAGTTCCATCTTGTTCTGTTTCATCCTTAACCTTAAATGGCAACGGCGGTATTTACACTTTATCAGGGCCAATCACAACAAGTAGTGGACTTGGGCTAATAAATGGGTCTTTTTATTCTTCTGGATATTCCGTAACAGTAGCAACCATAAATCAAACCGTTGGGACTTCAGCGGCATCTTGGTACGCCTCAACAAGTAATATAACAATAACATTTAATTTTGTATTTTTAACTTTTGGCACTACAAGCTTTACGTCCTCAACCATCACTCTTTTGGGCGGAAGTGGAACCTCGAGTATTGCGGCCTCTGGAATAGCCTTGGGAACGGTAATTATTTCATCCAACAGCGCAAATCAAGTCACATTAGATATTACTGGCTCCTTTAGTATTTTAAAACTTGTTAATTCTGGAACCGCAAGAAAATATTTTTCTTTTCAATCTGGTGGCACATGGACAATTGGCACACTTGAAATAAGCGGAACCTCATCTTCTCCTGTTTTATTTACCTCGTATTTTTTAAGTTCTGGTTCATCTGTTGCAACAATTAACTTAACAAACAGCGTTACAACAAGTTTCGTTGCATTTTGCAATATAACAAAAACAGGCGCTGGCACACTAACTGCCACTGGCGTTGCAAATCTTGGCAGGAACACTGGAATAACTTTTCCATCAACTCTTTTTGGAATAGCTTATGGCGGGTCGGTTGGCTCTTCTACCCCCGGATCATTTACCGTGCCGTCAAATTTTTCTGGCTCTAGTATGTTGGTGGCTTATGGCGGTGGTGGCGGCGGAGCAAAAAGAAGCGCCACCACGGGTTCTGCCGGTGGCGGCGGCGCTGGGGCGCTTGCTGTTCTTTCAAACCCCTCGGTAAGTGCCGGGCAAATAATTTATTTTCAAATTGGTGCTGGAGGTGCTGGCGGTGTAGGGGCGAGCGGCGGAAGTGGCGGAAACGCCACGGAGTCTTGGATGAATATATCCAGCAACACATCGCCACCAAGCTCTGCTTCGGGTGTTTTTGCCGCAGGTGGTTCTGGCGCTTTTTTGGCCTCAACAACAGGCGCTAATGGCGGCGGTTTTACCGTTGGAACATTTGGCGCAACAGGCGGTAATGGCGGCAGTGGGACTGGCGTAACTACCGCAGGTTCTGGTGGCGGAGGTAGCGCCCCAAGAATGTTTACAGCAATAACCACTGGATATGCTGGGCGTACTGGTGCTTCTGGCAATAGTGGAGGAGGTGGTGGCGGCGGCTATGGCGGCATTGGCGGTCTTGCATCCACAACCACAGGCGGGCTAGGCGGTTTAAACTCACTAGGCGCACAAGCAAGCGGAGGCACTGCTGGTAATCCCGGAAGCAATGGGACAAGTGGCGGCGGCGGTGGTGGCGGCGGCGGAGCTACAACAGGAACTGCTGGTGCTGGCGGTACTAGCTTCTTTTCCCCTGACTTTGTTGTTACAGAATTTGGCGGAGTCCCAGTAAGCTCAACAATTGGCCCATCGGGTGGTGGCGGTGGCGGCGGCACTGCGACAAGTACGGGAACTGGTGGGGCTGGCGGAAGCGCCCTTTATGGCGCAGGTGGCGGCGGTGGTGGTCGTGGCGGCACAGTTGCAAACAATGGCTCTGGCGGCAATGGAGGCCCGGGTTTTGTTTTGTTTGTTTACACGGTGTCTACAACAACCCCCAAGTCTCAAGGATCAATCATTGGATAAGAAGACAAAATGAAAAAATCAGTTTTTACCCACGAAAAAGACGGCGTAGTTGAGCCAACACACGAGATTGAAATCTTGTGTAAACACTGCGGCTACGACTTGGATGAGGCGGAGCTTGAGGCTGACACTTGCTCAGACTGCGGCAAGCCTTTGGAATTGAAGCAAAGCGTTGCAATCACAGTCACATCCATGCCGCTGTTTAGCGAAACCATGTGAGTTGATTCATTGATCCAATCAGTCTCCTCTTTGCCGCAAATGCTTGTGTCGCCGCCATCAAGGAAGGTTGCGAGCTATACAAGCAAGCTAAGACATCTTTCATGGAGGTCAAGGCCACGGTTGACGAGGCCATTGACATTGGAAAAGAAGTCTATGGATTTTGGTCAAAGATTTTTGCTTTCTTTGGTGCGAAGCCAAAATCTAGATCAACGCCGAAGCCTGTGGCGAAAAAGAAGGAGAAGCTCGTTGCCATTGATGAAACCCAAGTCATGGTCGATATTGTCAAACATCTCACCGAGCTATTCCGGCTCCAAGAGCAGTTAGCCGCACACAATCGGGAGGAAGAAGAAAAATCCAGAAACGTCTATGAGCCTGATCAAAATCAAATGGAAGCCGCCTTAAAGCGGGTGATGGCGATGGATCAGATGGCGGCACTGGAAGTGGAGGTCAGGGAGACGATGGTTTACCGCAGTCCGCCAGAAATGGGGGCGTTGTATTCCAAGGTGTTTGAAATGCGGGACATCATCGCCGCTGAACAAGAAGCCGCAAGGCTGGCGCAAGAACAGCGGGAGCGAAGATTGAAATGGCAACGACACCAAAGGGAAAGAAGCCAAAACCTGCGAGCGGGAGCCGCCGTCCTGACCTTGATCCTTATCGCATACCTGTGGACATGGCTCCTGTGGCTGAAACAACTGAGGAGCTTGTGATGGGAATGGTGGGCTGGGTAGTAGCGGTTTTGTTGGTAGCCCTCATGTTGCCGTTGTTGGCGTTTATGTATCTGGACATACTGGAGGCAAAAAACGATGCCAAACAGCAGTTGGAAAAGGTAGAAAAGCTCAGACGAGAAATTGAGAGGAGAAATCGGGACAGTCCAAAAGAATTTGAGGACAACCCCATTTTTGACCGGAGGAAGAAGCATGAGTAAGCAACTTGAAAAAGATTCAACCTACAACGAATTCGACACCGACCATGACGGCGTGGTGACGGACACGGAGTTGGCTCGCTCTGAGCGCATGATGATGATTGAGAACATGGACAAGATGGCTGACCAGCAAAGGATCATGGCATGGGCGGCTTTGGTTGCGCCGCCTGTACTCATTGCATATCTTGCATCTGAGTTGGTTGATTTGAGCAAAGTCAATGC